ATTATGAATAGAGAAAGCGATAGTTTTAAAAATGGCCACTTCACTTGGTTTACTGGAGTCGTCGAAGAAATTAATGACCCAGATTATCTAGGGCGAGTTAAAGTAAGATGCTTTGGTTATCATACTGACATTTTAGCGAATATAGCAACGACATCGTTACCATGGGCTACAGTGATGGGACCAACAAACTCTGCTAATGTATCGGGTATTGGTACAACAACTCATGGGTTAGTGAATGGTACGTGGGTTGTGGGTTTCTTTCGTGATGGACCTAGTGCACAAGATCCTATTATTATGGGAACAGTTGGATCTAGTTATGCAGAAAAGCCAAGTAGTACATTAGGTTTTTCTGATGCATCTGGAACATATCCAAAATTTCAACAAGATACTGATGGTACTGATTTAGAAGAGACTTACGTAGACACAAACTTGTTGGCACGTGGTACGAACACTATCATACGAGAACTTGATACCGTATCCAAAGAACCTGCTACTTTATATGCTGCAGTCTATCCTAATAATAAAGTAACACAAACGACGTCTGGCCATATTATTGAAATAGATGATACACCTGGAGCAGAAAGAATTAATATACGACATATGTCTGGCACATTTGTTGAGATTCATCCGAATGGAGATGTCGTACAAAGTAACAGTAATAAATATCAAATTACAACCGGTGACGATAATGTGCATATAACTGGTGTATGTAACTTAACAATTGATTCACATTGTAATACTACTATTGGTGGTGATTGGAATATTAATGTAACAGGAAATAAAAACGAAACAATTGGTGGCAATGTAACAGAAGATATTACCGGTAATGTTAAAGAGTCTGTTGGTGGTTCTGTAACAGAATCATATAGTGGTAGTCAAAAAACATCTGCTGCTTCAATGGATATAAATGGTGGATCTGCTATCGATATGGATGCAGGAAGGATTGACTTAAACTAATGGCTATTGTATTATCAACTTTGTCTGATGTTACAAGAGATACCACCTTTACGCAAACGATATCTGCTACTGGTGATGGAGCTCCTATTGCTGAAACAATTAATTCTGTTGTAATAAGTGGAACTAATGTAGATTCTGGTATCACAATAAATGGTGCAACAATAAGTGGACAATATAATGCAGCGTTTAATGAGCAAGTGCACTATGTTACAAAAGGATCAAGTGATTTATTAGAGACACCAACAATTGTAAGTGGTACTGGAAATGTTCCACCAAACAAAGACATTATAAAATTTGTTACTGATAACAGCTCATTTAAAACAAAATCATATACTGTAACAGTTACATATAATACCAATCAGACAGAAACGTTTACGGTGTCACAGAAAGTGAATAACGATATGGATGGTTTTGTAAGTTGGTTAACCGGTTATTTGAATGCATAAATTTGTTATTTTAAATAAAGGAATAATAGAAACATATAGTGACTTTGACGATATACCAAAGTCATTTGATAATTTAATAGAGTTTAATCCAGATATTATACCGCCCCCTCATACAGAGGAGGAACATAGATTAAATGGTCAATGGGAAACTAAGCTAAAAGAGCTTATGAAACGGGAGACAAAATAATGCCAGCAGTCGCAAGGATAGGAGATGCCAATGCAGCACATTGTTCTGGAATGGTACAAGCAGCAGGAAGTGGCAATGTATTTGCTAATGGTATTGCAGTATCAAGAGTAGGTGATAGTAATACTGGTCATCTACTGCCAGGATCTCCTTGTCCTGGTCATGCAACTCCTATAGGCTCTGGTTCTGGAACTGTATTCGTAAATGGTATATCGTGTGGTAGAGTAGGTGATCCAACATGCACATCAGTCGCAGCTGGATCTGGAAATGTTTTTGCAGGAGGTTAGAAAAATATAATGACAATTAAATTTGAATTAATTACAAAAGAAAATTTTAGTGAAGAAGCATATATGCGATGCCTTGATGATAGCGCACATGCTGTTTTTAAAGATCGAACATATCTTCATCCTACATCAGGCACATCAATTGCACAAAAGAAAGCATGGTATTTAAGGCATGCTATAGATCTTATAGGACATGGTAAGTTCTTTGGTTATCAGGCCTATGAAGAATTTGACGGGCTAGCTGAACTAGGAATTGGTTTAAATGCTATTCCTGAGAATGCAATAATTCCAGAAGAAATGAGAGTCGGTAAGCAAATATTCTTAATGGTATTAGGCTTAAGTGAACCTGACAATACGTATTATGCAGATCTGTTTTTATTTGGAAAAAATAGAAAAGGATCACGATCTTACATGTATGATTTAGAAATTGCTGAAATGGGTCGACAAATTATGAAAGAAAATGGATATTCATATATGTCATATTCTGCAGTAAAAGATACTTCAATTGAAACTAAACTCCTTAATGATGAGTATCACCCATTATGGAAAGATGAAAAGCGAGGATTAAATGGTGCGCCTCAATCAACTGGAAGTGGGAGAAATGGCTTCGATACCGTCAATCGGTACCGTCATCCATTATAAATAACTATTATGGCATATAATTCAATTACAACAACAGGTACTAATACAGCTGATGCTAGCTCACGCACAGCTACTGGATCTTCTCGATATAGTGATTTAAATCTGCAAATGATACCCCATCCTTTAAAGAGAGATATAATACCTTTAAAGAACGAAAATGCTGTTAAGAATGCGGTTAGGAATCTAATTATTTCTAACTTCTTTGAAAGACCATTTGCTCCTACACTCGCAGCGAATTTAAGAGGTTTATTATTTGAGCCAGCTGACAATATTACAATAGCTGCAATTAAGAATAATATACTGAACGTGCTTAAAGAATATGAACCACGTATTGCGAACATTCATATCCTTGTAGAACTTTCACCTAAAGAAACTCAATATAATGTAACAGTAGTCTTTAGTATAAAGGAAGATGATTCAATACAAGATATTGAAGTCAATTTAAAACGATTAAGGTAACCACTCATGGCAACTAATTTAAATGTAACCGAACTAGATTTTGATCAAATCAAAGTCAATTTAAAAAACTTTATGAAATCTCAGTCGCAGTTTAAAGACTATGATTTTGAAGGTTCAGGTTTAAGTGTATTAATGGATGTTCTTGCATATAATACACATTATAATGCTATGCTAGCACACTTTGCTCTTAATGAATCATTCTTAGATTCTGCGCAAATACGAGGTAATGTCGTATCACGTGCAGGCTTATTAGGTTATATACCACGATCGGTCTTAGCACCTAGAGCTAAAATTAATTTAGTTATCGATGCAAGTAATGCACAAAATGCTAACCTTCCTACATCATTAGTATTAGAACGTGGTACTAAATTTTCTACTTCAGTTGATAATGTAACATACACATATTCTACACTTAATTCACGAACTGCTATTGTCGATTCGAATCAGAAGTTTACTTTTAGCGATGTTGAAATTGCACAAGGTGTTATTCGTTCATTGTCATACAGAGTTGATAATGATATTGAGAACCAAAAGTTTCAAATATCAGATACTGATGCAGACACCTCTACTCTTAGAGTACGTGTTCAGGCTAACCAAGAGTCACAATCATTTGATGCATATACTCAGTTTTCGACATTACAAGAAGTTGGTCCATCGAGCCAAGTATATCATTTACAAGAAAGCTCTAGTGGTTTTTATCAGATATTTTTTGGTGATGGTATTATTGGTAAAAAGCCTTCTAACAACGAAGTTATAACATTAGATTATCTTATAACTGAAGGAGCTGCAGCAAATGGTGCATCAGAATTTCAGTTAATATCAGGTTTTAATATTAGTGATATGACCGAATATGAAACAATCGTTACAGGAGTGAGTGCTTCTTCCGGTGGTACTGCACCAGAAACAACTGAGTCGATTAGGTTTAATGCACCTATTACTTTCCAAGCACAGGATAGAGCTGTAACTTCTCAAGATTATGGTGCTATCATTCAGCGTAACTTTGCAAATATTGAGAGTATCTCTACTTGGGGTGGAGAAGATCAAGTTATTCCTGATTTTGGAAAAGCCTATATAAGTGTCAAGCCTCTGATTGGTGTAGCACTTACAGATAACGAAAAAATTGAAGTTAAAAGTATACTTGCACAAAAGAACATTGTATCAGTTACTCCGGAAATTGTAGATCCAGAATTTACAGATGTCGAATTAGATATATTGTTTAAATATAATCCAGCATTAACAAGTCGTTCAAAGGAATCGATTGAATCATTAGTTAAAGATACAGTCTTAGATTATAACTTTAATCAGTTAAACAAGTTTGATGGTGTGTTTAGGCACTCAGAATTATTAGGTCTTATCGATAATTCCGATCCTGCTATTACTAGTTCAACGATTCGACCTCATATGTTTAAAACTATTACTCCTTCTGTTATAAGATCGAATAATAATTTTACTCTTACTTTTGTTGGAAACTTTTTTATTGAAGGAAATACTAGCTATAATATCAGTAGTAATGAGATCTCTATCGGAGGAGTTTCTCATAGGTTTGGTGATTACGCTATTGAAAATAGCAGGAATCGTACTATTATGATTTATAAAGTCGTCGATGGTGTTGATACAATCGTTGAGCCTAATGTTGGTTTAATTAATGCTGCGACAGGTGTAGTAACATTAAATAATTTTGCTCCTGATAATTCTAATATAATTCGAATTACTCTTATTCCAAATTCTTTAGATCTTGCACCAAAACGAAATCAGATCATTAATATTGAATCTTCACGTATCTTCGTAACAGGTTCTATTGATAATATCGCATTCTCTGGCCCATCAGGTGCTATTGATTATACAACAACATCAAGGTTCAGATAATATATGGCAACTAAAAGTATAAAAAATCTAAATTCGTTTTCTACTGGCTATTTAGAAAAAATAACAACAAAAGTTAATTTTGATACTACAATGCGTGGAGAAATTGCAGCCGCTATTGTTAACGATAATACTATAGTTTTAAAAGAGGAAGCAGTTTCTCTATCGAGTACTGAATCGGTTTTCGAAACAACTGCTATTATTGATATACATATTGGTCAAGTGTTATCAGGAGCTGGAATAACTGGTGCACCAAAAATTAGTGCAATTAGTACAGATGGTCTTACGATTACAATCGATCAGCCTCAAACCATTGCAGCTAATACTATTATAACGTTTAATGATTCAAACTCTGGATTAGAACAATATGATTTAAGTGGATCAACTAAATCAAGATCTAAAGAAGATATACGTCTATCAGAAATTATTCCTTCGGAAATATTAAACTATTCAGAAGATGGAAATGATTCTGGTGGTATACGTAAGTTGCTTGAATCATATTATCAGTTTATGAACCTAGAGGAATTCTTATACAAAGATGAAGTTACTTTAGAAGATGTAGTAATCGATCAAACAGCGACATTCAGAATTCTAGATCCAGAAATAAAGAACAATAAATTCTTCGTAGGGGATCTAGTAAAAAACGCTAGGTTTTTTGATGAAGATGATGTTGAATTAAATGTTGGTACTGGAACAACTACAGCAATACCTTCTTTAGTTGACATTACATTAGCTGGCACGGCAGTATTAGTTATTGGTACAACATATACTATTACAAGTTTAGGTACTCAATCAGCTTCAGATATAAAGACTGATATTGATTTAATTATTGGTGAAGACTATGTTGAAACTGAGTATGACTTAGGATTTACATTCGTTGCAACAAATACCGGTATTGCAATAAGTGCTGGTGATATTGTTGTACAAGAGATGATCTCTCCTACTATTTCAATTGATATTAATGTTAGTGATATTTTGATCACTAATGGTAATAATTTGCCAGGACAGTTAGCTGATGATATCAATATTGGTAAAACTGCAATTATTCGAAATCTTCCATCACGATTAAACAATAAAAAAATAAAAATGGTTACGCTTCTACAATATTACGTAGAAGGCAATCCCTCGTATCGTTTAAATACAATTGAAGATTCTTTAAATATAAACCTTGCGGATGAAGAATTCTTAGATCAGATGCAAAAAGAAATAGCTCCAGCTATCTCTAAGGACTTAAACGTTGATAAGCGTGCACTATATCAAAAGATCGTAGATTTTTATAGAATTAGAGGATCAAATGATTCTATTAATACATTCTTTAAACTCTTTTTTGGTGATGAAGAAATTGAAGTTGAATTTCCATGGAATAATACATTAAAACCTTCTGAAGGAAAATGGGATACAACTTCAACTCGATTAGATAATTACAATGTAACAAATACTATTAATGGAAGTGGTGGTAGTGCTGGTGACTGTTTCGGTCGATCGATCGATGTAGATGGTGATACGATGATTGTTGGTGCACCATTCGAGGATACTGGTGCAAGTAATAACGGTAAGGCTTATGTATATACTACAACAGTTGGTAACACTTGGGTCGAACAAAAAGCCTTTGGTCCAAACGCCACTGCAGCAGTTAATAACAGATTTGGTATAGCAACTAGAGTATCAAAGGATGTTGCTGCAATCTCTTGCTTATCGCCATCAAAAGCCACTAGCTTTGTTGAAGTGTGGGAAAGATACGTTAAAAATGATGGTACACTTGATTGGGCCTTTATATCAAAATTAGAGAAAAATATTGGTGCTGATGATCAATCAGACTTTGGTCGACAGCTCGAATTATACCATGATGCTAGTGGTGCAGCTTATATGGCTGTCGGCGCACCTGATGAAGCGAATAGCGAAACGGTATCAGGTAATACTTTACCGACAGGATCAGTATACATTTATAAGCAAACTGGATCTACTTGGCAATTACAACAAAAGCTACAAGCATCTCCAGTTATGTTTCCAAGTGGAGTTACAAGCAACTCAAGCAAATTTGGCGGCCCTTGGGCTGGAGGAAAAACATTTGCTTTCTTAGATGAATACTTAGCAGTTGGATTTTCGTATTATGGTAATAACATATCAAAGTCTGGTGCAGTAGCATTATATAAAAAGCAAAGTGATGGCCAGTATGCTTTAGAAAAATTCATACTGCCGGAACAAGAAACTTTAGATCAATACTATGGTCATGCAGTTGATCTAACACGATCATCAATAAATGATGATATCGTACTGGCCGTGAGCAAGCTAAAGGGTTCATCTATTAGTGCAGAAGTTTGTTTATATAGAAGATCTGAATCTTTGGATAATCAAATTGATTGGATTAAAACAAATAATTTTACTCCGCCTACAGTAGCCAATCGAAATTCCGGACTGTATGGTTCCTTCTTGCAAATCAACGATGATAATTTAATTATTTCAGATCCAGGTGTTGTGACAGCATCAGGTCAAATTGGTTTAATTTATCAGTATGAAAGAGTTGATGGTTTTTGGAACGATAGACCTTCTGCAACAAACAAATCAGCATCATCTAATGTCGAAGATAAATTTGGTGAAACGTTTGCATTATCTAAGGATGATAAGTATTATCTAGTAGTTGGTCAACCTGATGTACTCGATGGGTCAGGTTCGAACAATGGTAAAGTTATAACTTTAAATAAGCCTCTACAAGAT